CACTTACTTCTTTTGTTTCCATCTTCTTAACTTTACCTAAAAGTATATCAGTAGGATTTGGCAAATCAGCGGCAATCTTTCGATGTGCCATAAACTTCATTGCCAAACCTTCACCTACTGCCCCTGCAACAAGGTCAGTGAGAGTATTGTCTTGCAGGGTATCTGTTAACAGTTGTGACACAAAGGCCCAACTTCTTGGCGTTGCAAATGATCTGCTACCGCTCTTAGGATCAAAGTCATATAGATCCTGTTTAGCAAAAGACACATAACCAACCACCTGTGGATCGATATGATTCTCAGTTGCCCACATTGACCAATCATCAAAGTCAACTCTCATTTCTAAATGGACAAATCTGTTTGCCAACGGAGCAGGCATTCTATAAGTAACACCTTTATCTGTTTCACGGTTACCAGCGGCTACAATCGAAACGCCTTCTGGCAATTTGTAAGTACCAACTCTTCTGTTTAGAATCAATTGGTATGCCGCCGCCTGTACTGAAGGAGGCGCTGAATTCAACTCATCTAAGAATAGTATAGCTGTACTCTTAGGATCTGATGGAAGTTCTGCCGGTGGAGCCCATTCCATTGTGTTTGATTTACTGTTAAAGAAAGGAATACCTTTTATGTCTGTAGGTTCCCATAAAGGCAATCTAATGTCGATAACTTCACGTTTCGCATCAGTGCCTATTTGTTTGACAATGTCTGACTTACCAATGCCTGGTGCTCCCCACACCATAACTGGTCTTTTTAAAGCTAGACAATGTGTAATTGCAGTTTTAGCCTCTTGTGGACTTACTGTTCTTGTTTGACTTATTTTTTCTGCCATCTCACTGACTCCTATGTTTAGTTGTTATATTACATATAATACTATCAAAGCCCAATATGTCAACACATTATGGTAATAAAAAAATGCTTCGATTTCAATGATTTAGCGTCTGCTGACTATTAAAATATCAAGATCTCCGGCTCTAAGCACCAATTCAGATGCCAATTTCTCCTCAAACACATAGATCTCTTTGTTGGTTATGTAGTATGGACATGTGATAAATTTGTCTAGTCCTAACAATATTTCAGGCTTTAGTTTGCATTCTCTTTTAAGTTTGACCATGTAGTCTTTAAGTTCTAAGGAGTTTTTTAGAAACTGGTATCCACCTTTGGTGAGACGCATGGAAGGATTTTCTTCTCTGATATTTCTCCATACCATTTTCCAAAGTTTATTGTAATCTCTTTCTGTGAAATCAGTCTTATGACTTTTTAGAAATGCTATTGTTAGTTTTCTTTTTTGACTTACCAATTTTTTTCATCTCCTGTTTAGCTTCTTGTATTCTATGCCTCAATCCTCCGATAGTGTCATACATCCAGCCGCAGTCATTTGGTTCAATTCTTTTTTCAAACCATTTGATAGTCTCTTTTAGAACTTCAATAGTATTTTGTAAGTTTGCTTTATCCATTTATCTTTTTTCCTGTGCTGAGTTGATACACTTGAAACTTGTCGGAACCAAAAGTTTGGTTTAATTTTTTTGCAAGATTCAGTGCATGACCAGGATTAGAAAAAGATACCTTTTTGTATTTTGGTCCAGGATGAACAGATGCCATGGTAGATGTTTTGAGGTTAATTGGTTTTCCATCAAAGAACACTGCCCAAATGGCAACTGATTCTAAGACCTCTTCAGTCTTGAATGTGTTTCTGTCCGTTTTGGACAACAATACTTTTGGTTTTGGTCTGCTCATAATGTGCTACTATATTTATCATAGTAATATGGGCAGTTTATGATAATTTAGCTTTTAGTTCTTTGAAGCCACCAACATATACATCATCAAGCCAGATCTGTGGCATTGTGCGTTTTGTTGGATGTTGTTCGACAAATTCTCTGATTACTTGTGGATTATCCAGATATCTTTCTTCATATTCAATGCCTTTAGATTTTAATAAGTTCTTTGCACTGATACAATATCCGCACATTGGTTTAGTGTAGACTGTTGCTTTCATATACCTCCCAGTTTTTTTGATTGTATGTTTTAATTAGCTCATAAGTTTGTTTTGTGTTTTTGAATCCAAAAAATTGTGCAATCTCATCTATGTGTGTTTCATTAGCATCTATAAAAAATTTTTTGTAATCTAAAACAATAGTGTTATCAGGATCTTTATTTGTAAATCTTTTTATAACAGCATCATTACAAGCCATGTCGTGTTTAATATGTTGGGTTAATGTGTGTGGCTTCATTGCCACATAATATCCCATTTCAGTTCCTGTCCAATCAGCAATTTCATTTTCGTCCCATTCTTTCTTCTTTGCAAAATACAAGTCAATGCAAAATTTTTTTGTGTCTTCTTCAACGCAATGAACAAAAATTCTTTTTCCTTCAAACGGTGGATTTTTTTGCACAAATATAAATTCAAAGGGATGTCTCATAGATATATTTTTTACTCTTGAAATATATTCATTTGTATCCGGGCTAACGTAAATGTGTTGTTTGCCTTTGAAGCCATCTGGCAAAAAAGGATTATTTTCAAAATGTTTGATAGTGCTGTATCCAACTTCTTCTACTGAGTCATTAATCAGTTGTAAGCCAACACTTCCCCAATATCTTAAAAAATGGCAACCAGCCCCTTGTGGTGCAACTACTTCAAAATTTGTCTGCATTCATTTCGACTGTGATTGTTTGAGCATCAACTAATTTTTTTTGTGTCTCAATTAGATCATCTTGTTTTTTAACGAGATAAGTCAAAAGTGCCGTAATTTCATTACGAAGATTCTTTGCATCTGACATAGTAATTCGCACTTCAGGTTGCCTTGTTTGCTCATTAGCATTTACCATTGCTACAAATTTGTCTATGTGTACAGTGTTCATAAAAACTTCTTTTTGAATGCCATCATTTGATGTTGATTCTTGAAAGGGCCATGAAACTTATACTTTTGTAATGTAATAAGTTTAGGACAAAACATTTCTGTCCAACTTTTCTTTTGCACCAAATAATGTCCTGCACAATAAAAACTTTTAGATTTGTTTTCTTTTGTAAAGATAGGAAGTTTTTTCTTTACATAGAACATCTTATTAAATGGTTTGTCTACATCTATACTGTATTCATACACTGTATTTGCTTCAGGCAATTTAGGTTTTACTTCAGGCACTGTAAAAAGTTGTGTGCCAAAGCTCTTAACAAGCTGTTCTTTAGATAGTGTTTTGTTAAAGCCCTGATATCTAATCAGATAGTTGTTGCCTTGCTCTTTAGTAATGGCTCCAACCTTCTCTTTGTCTGTCTGATCTGTGATAACCCAACTTGCGTTAGGCTTTACTGTTTTAATATTACTCACGTTCCATATCTCCCGTTGAGTGGCGCCGCATACTGCCCTGCTAAATCCTGGATCTTCTGTAGATCAAATAGATGACAAAACTTCATCAAATATATTCCTACTTGACTTGAATTTTTCGGAGTAGATGTCGCACTGTTTATAGTATTAGTAATTATCTCTTTTATGTGATCTGGCTGTTGAGTCAGGTCAATTAATTCACGGTTACGATCATAATCTTCTTTAACTCTGTGTTCTATGCCTTCATGATCCACCCATTTAGCCAACATCAGATTGTTCCACACAAATCCTTGTGCTTTGCGATCTTCAAATGCTTCTTGCAATTTAGTCTTTCTTATCTTAGGATATGCTGAAAACACATTGTCCGTAGGATCACCTCTCATGCATTTTTCAAAGAGCAACCATTCTGGATTTGGTGCTTTCTTTGGCTCTCCTGTTTTTTTCTCAAGCACAGGCTCACCTTTGTCTGTAAAGTATCCATCAATGGTTGTAAGTGTGTTGGATATGCCATTGTATTGTTTTACATTGTTACTGACCAATTGTGCAAAGTCAGAGTCACTTGATATAATCACATGTTTGTCATCAGGATGTTGTTGTATCCAGCCTGCAATAAGATCATCTGCCTCAAGTTGTTTGTCCTGTAACACTGTGCAATTTGTTTTGTCATTTATGAATTGGCAGAACGTATCAAAAGATTCCCAAAATATTT